GTGTTCTGCGCCAGCAAGCGGATCGCGCTAGGCTTCTCGGTCGTGCGATGGCTCGTGCGCATCCTGGTGATCTGGTCCGTGTGGTCGTGCTCGTGGGTCACTGATCCGCCTCCCCGGCCGCGGCAGGAGCGAATCCGGGACGCCCGCGCCAGGCGTTGAACAGCGCGGTCAACTCCGGGTCGAGGCCGACTGCAGCGGCCTGGGCGGCGGAGGGCGGGACCGACGGAGGCGCCCCGATGCTCCGCAGCGCGTTTCCGATCGCCACCTGATTCGCCGGCCGCGACAGGCGGGCCAGCAGCGCTTTGCCTGGTCGTGTCCGCGCGTATCCCGCCACGAGCCCCATCGTCATGGCGGTCGAATCGTCCAGGCCGGCAGCCTGACCCACCTTGTTGACGCCGTACCCGAGCGCCAGCGGCCACGATGCCGCGTCCGCCTTGCCCTGTGGCGTCAGCAGTTCCTCGGTGCGCGACTGGATGGCCTGCGGGAGGCCCCGGCGGGCCTGCTCGGCGACGGCGGCGGCTGCCTCCCGCTCGGCGGCGGCGCCCGGAGCCACCGCGAGAATGCCCTTTGCGTTGGCCTCGACCAGCGCGGCGTATTCGGGGGACGACTTGAACGCCTCCAGCGCCGCCCGCTCAGCCTGCGGAGTCGCCGGGTTCTTGATGGCGAGTTCGATCCGCTCCATCTGCCGGTAAGCGTTCGCGGCCCGCTCCCGAGCGGCGCCCTCGAGCGACGCGACAGCCTGCGCGCCCTCCTCTGCTGCCTGCTGCTGCGCGCGCTGCGTCCCCTTCGCCACCATCGCCGCGCCCTTGCGCGCGATTGGGGCAACGAGGCGCCGCGCCGCGGCCCCCACCACCGGAACAGCCCCGGCGAGCAGCGCCGTCCCTGCCCCGCCAACAGCCGCGTCCCGCACCACGCCGCCGACGCTGTCAGCCTCTGATGCGCCCGCGCCGTAAGCCGCGCCGACGGGGGCCGCGGCCTTCGCGCCGGCCAGCACCCGGGCCCCGAGGCCCGCACCCTGCCTCATCGCTCCGACGCCGCCGGTGATGTAGGCGACGGGGGCTGAGCCCACGACGCTGCCGAAGATGTAGTCTCCCTTGTTGGCCTCGTAGGCGGCGTCATTACGCGCCCGCTCCGCGTCCCGCACCTCGCGGCCGTGCACCGCGTGGGCGGGGTCGAGAAACGCACGGTTCTGCCCCTGCGCGGCTGCGTCGAGGTCGGCGTACCCACGCCGTGCGAGCTCGTCCTGACGCCAGCGCGCTTGCGCCTCTGGGTACGGGATGCCGGGGTATGACTTCGCCAGCGCGCGGGGCCCAGGGACGACGAGCGGCAGCGACGCATCCGCCTGAGCCTGGAGGCGGGCGCCAGCCTCGGCTGTCTTCCCTGCGAGTTCATCGGACAGGTTGACGGTCGCGCCCTGGACGGCACCGCGCACGAACGACTCGCCGCGGCCGACCGGGGCCGGCGCGGGCGCATCCTCGAACACGAAGCGGGCCGCGGGCGCAGCCGAGGCCGTCGCAGGCGCCGCGTCCTCGAACACGAAGCGTGCCATTACTGCACCCTCACCCAGCTACGACCATCCGAGCGGTAGCGGACGCCCGTGGACGAGTCGCGGATCGTGCGTCCCGTGTGCTCGGCCGGCGGAGGCATGCTGTCCATGCCGGCGGGCGCGGGGGTCCGGGCTCCGACCGCCGATGGGGCGCCGATCGGCGCGTCACCGTTTTGCGGCAGGTACTTCTGCTGAAGCGACCGGATGGTCGCGACGGCCGCGCGCTTCTCGGCGGCCGGCACGGTCGTATCGCCGAGGCGGCCCGCCATCTCGCGGTAGAGGGCGACGTCCTTGTCGGACTGCGGACCCTCCATCCGGGGCTGCGCCATCATCAGGGCGCCCTGGAGCACCTTGAGTCTCGCCGCGGCCTGCGACGCTTCCGTGGACACGCCCACGGCTCGGGCCGCCACGTCTCGGGCGGATCCGGCGTAGCTACTCGTCGCCCTATCGATCCACTGTTCGGCCTCGTCGAGCACGTTGAGCGTGCTCACCGCTCCGCGCTCCCGCTTGACGTCGGCCCCCGCGACGGTCTTGCCGCGCTCCTTCTCGGCCGCGACCCTGCCCTGGAGCGTAGGGTCGTCCGATGCGCGGAGCGGAGTCTTTCCGTTCACGATCACTGGCGCAGCCGTTCCGGTGCGATTGTTGCCGGCCAGGTAGCCCTCCCCAGACGGAAGGAACGTGAAGTACGGCGTGGACTGCGGCGGAGTGTGCGTGGACGCCTTGCTGATCGCCTGATCGTAGGCGGCTCGCCGCGGGTCGCCCTCAGGGAGCGCGTCGCGTTCGGAGATGAGCCGGCCGAGCTCGGTCGGCTGGGGCGCCTTCGGGAAGAGCCGATCGGCGTGCGCCTTGATGCCCTCCGTCGTCGCAGCGAGGAACGCCTGCGCCATCTTCGGGAGATCCGCGTCTGGCGCAGCGTTGAGCTTGGCGCTCATCTCCTGGATCACGGGCTGCGGAGTCCCGTTCGCCGCGAGCTGCGAGAGCACCCAAACGCCGGTCTGCCGAGTCGGGTTCGCCGCGAACTGCCCAGCGACGTGATCGATGAGCTTGAACCGGCTGAGCGCGCCTTCGACGCCCGCCTTCTGCTCCTCGGCCATGCCCTTGCGGAGCGCGAGCGCCCGCGTCGGGGACGCCTTCATGAGGTCCGGCATGGCCGCGGCGTAGTCGCCGTTCTGGACGCCCGCGAGCGCGGCCTTGTAGGCGTCCTCCTCGTTCATCGCGCGCTGTCCCTGCGTGAGGTGCAGTCCAGCCAAGGCGTTCTGCGTCTTGGCGTGCTCGCGCGAGAGCGCCTGGTCTTCCATCTGCATCCGCGTCTGGGCGTACTTCGCCAGCGCGTTGCTCGGGACCGCGCCGAGCTTCTCGGGGAGCGTCGTGTCGAGGAGGCCGTAGTCGATCGCCATGTCCGTGCCCCTACTTCATGAGCGACTTGAGAAGGAGGTAGTTGGTCGGAGCGCTTCCGATGGCGTTCCCCATCCCGGCGTACCCAGAGGCCCGCGCGTTCCCTGCCGCAAGGATCGCGTTGCCCTGGTTCGTCGCGTTCGCCTGGCTGATGCCGGTGATCGCGTTGGCGTAGTTCGATCCCGCCTGCCCCGTTGCGGCATTCGCGGTCTGCCCGACGCCAGCCACGCCCGCGAGGCGGTTGAAGCGGTTTCCCTGCTGCGTCTGGTAGCGGTTGAAGGCGTTTCCGTACTCCTCCGACGCAAGCCCCTGGCCGTAGCGCTCGATGCCCCGCATCGCGCCGCCCGATAGCGCCCCGCCGCGCGCCGCCGCGCTGCGCTCGATCGCCTTCATCCCCTCGGCCTGCCGGAACGCGTACCCCGGATCCGCCTCGTAGTCCGACATCGAGAAGGACCGCATGAGGTCGCCGCCGGCCGCCGTTCCGGCCGTGAGCTGCGTCAACGCGTTCTGCCCGGCCTCGCGCCACGGGGTCTGATCCGCGCGCGTCTGGTCGTACATCTCCTTCTGGACGTCGGTCTGATACCTCGACGCTGCCGCCGATTCACGACCCGCGGCGCGCGCCGCGTCCGCCTGCTCTTTTCCGCCCAGATACGACGCGGCGCCTCCGATCACGGTGGAACCGACGACCGCAGTAGCTACCCAAGACATGGGGCCTCCTTCTTCTCATCGAGCGCCGCGCGCGTCGGCGCGATGAGCTCCACCTCGAGCTTTTCGAGATCGGTCTCGGTCGTCGCGTGGATCGTCGTCCACACGGTGTCTTCGAGCGCGTACCCCACTCGCTTGGTCCCGGGGCGCGAGACCATCGTGAACGGCGCGGAGACTTCCTTCATGCCATCCTCGGTCCAGACGATGATCCGGCCCTTCGATATGACGTTGAGGTGCTCCGTCCGATGGATCTTTCCGGTGAGCAGCGTGCCCGCCGGGATGGTGATCTCTCGCGCGTAGAGCCCGTGCGCGAAGTGGTGGACCGGCTCGATCTCGACCTGCGGCTCGCGACGCATGAGCGCCTCAATCTGGTCGATTTTGTCGCGCAGGGCCTCCGCATAGAGCGGCGCGTGCTGAGACTCCACGACGGTCGGGGCGGTCTCGCTCATGTCATTGCTCCGCCCGGAAAGAAACGCCGGCGAGATGCACAAGCGCGTTGCTACCAACGGTCACTGTGACCGTGCCGTCCGCGGCGACAGTGACGGCGCCATAGGTGGCCAGGCCAGCGCCGGTCGGGACGGCGTATGCCTGTGCCGCCAGTGGTCGAGATCCCGCCGGAAGCGTAAAAACGGAGGCTCCGATGGTGCCGCTCTTGATCGCGCCCTGGAGACGCACGGTTCCGGCGGCGTCCTTGTAGTACCCGGCGTCGCTGTAGCCGCCTGCCCCGTAGTTCACCCACGAGTTGAGCAGCGTCGGCGCAGTCCACGCCGGAGGCGCCAGGAACGCGGTGGTGGCGATCTTGGTGCTGCTGTCGCCTGCGGTGGGAGTCGGAGCGGTAGGCGTCCCGGTGAATGCCGGCGACGCGAGCGGGGCCCTCGATGTGTCGGTGGGGTGAACGTGATCGGAGCGCGCGTACCGCGTCGAGGCACCGACCGCAGCCGATCCATCCATGGCCGGAGCCGAGCTCGCAGCCTGGCCGAGGACGAACGCAGTTGTGGCCAGTTGCGTGGAAGCGGTGCCGACCGCGGCGGTGGGGGCGCTTGGCGTGCCGGTGAACGTCGGGGACGCCACAGACGCGAAAACCGTATCGGGTGAACCGCCGACCCGGGCGAAAAGGGTCTGGAACCAGCGCCGCCAAACGGGAGGCATGTCGATCCACGCCTGGAGCGGAGGAGGAGCCAGGCTCACGGCTGCGCCTCCACGTCGGCCCAGGCATCGACGATGACCCGCTTCACCGGGTCGGAAATGGAGAGTTCGAACACGCGATCTCGCGACTGGCCGAGTCGGCGCCAGATGGCGCGGGTGCGGTACTCGCCAAGCCGACCCATCGACCGCCAGTGTTCGGAACTCCAGGTGCGCCCGCCGTCGTCCGACCACCGCAGCATCGCCTGCGGATCTGAGCCCTGACCGCTCGAGAGCCCAACGCCCGACTCCATTTCGACCTGAAGCGAGGCCCAGAACAGGCGCATCCCCTCCGCCGACTGATGCTGCGTGCGCCGGAGCGCGCGGAGGGGCTCGCCGTCGTCCGTATAGGCGTCGAGGTCGAGCTCGTAGATCCGACCATTAGAGTAGTCGAGAACGAGATGCTTTCCGAATGCGAAGGCGTAGCACTCGCCGCGGTGCCGATGCTCGCCGCTGCTCCAAGAGGCGCGCTCGTGCCAGAGCTGCGTCGCCACGTCGTACACCCACGTCCGATCCGCGGTCGGGAACGTGAGCACGTAGAACGAATGTCCATCCTGCTGGTACGTGTAGGCGCGAGCGTCCGAGATCGTGCCGTAGCCCTGGATCGCATGCTCCACTGCCCGGGTAGAGACGATCTGGGGCTGGTAGCCCTGCGCCCGCATCACGTGGCCATGGCCGTTGCGGTCCTTTGAGAGCCAGTACACCGCGTTGTCTATCTTCGCGGGCGAGAAGGGGGCGGCGCATCCCTGCTCGAGGAAGGCGCCATCGAGGCGCGCAAACGGGAAGTCGGCCGCGCCGGAGTTGAACCAAACCTCCGTCGTCTCATCCCCGAACAGCCACAGTTCCCGGTGGTCGACGAGCAGCGATACGGTGTCGTCCGGCGCACCCTCGGCCGTGGCAAAGTCGAGCGGGTCGACGTCGATCCCGTAGAGGGACGTGATGACGAACTGTCCGGTTCCGCTCCTGTTCAGGACGAAGTATCCATCATGGAACGCGATGTGCGTCGCCGCGGGCCAGTCTGGATCGGTGATCTGCGCGAACGCGTTGGTGGCGAGGGTGAACTGATAGCCGTGGGCACCATCGACCACCACGAGCACGGTCCCGTTGTCCGCCATCGACACCGGGCCGGAGACGGTGGTCAGCGTGCCGCGTACCGTGGCGGCTCCCGCGCTGCTGATCTCGTAGAGCGTGGCGCCGACCACGGCAAAGAGCCGGCCCGCCGCGACGTACAGGCCGCGCCCGGCCTCAGCCGTGGTCTCGGCCAGCCGGGTCAGCCCCGGCGTTCCGTAGAGGACCATCGGCGCCTTGCCGTCCGGGGTCAGGGCCGGAAACAGGTTCACGGTCCGTTCAGCGTTCACGGTCACGCTACGATGGGTTCCGGACCCGCCGAGGAACGGGATTCGCATCACTCACCGCTCAGGATGTTGGCCTTGCGCCTGCCTTCGAGTCCGGTCGACATGACAGGGACTCGGAAGTTGCCGCGCTGGATGTTGTCCTTCGCCGCGCGCGCCAGGGCCGCAAGCTCGGGGGTGACGGGACGGCTGAACTCGATCGCGAGCCGCAGCGCGAGGTGGTAGGTGATCGCGTCCTGGTAGCCCGGTGGCAGCGCCAACGAATCCGACGCGGCGTACGCCGCGAGCGGAACCCGGGTCACGAGGTGCAGCACGCCGGCCGTCGGCTGCGGGTAGAGGTAGAGTGTACCGAGTGGATAGGACGGCTCGTAGTAGAGCCACTCGGCCACGCTGCCGGTCGTGGTCTTCGCCGCGAGCCGGTACCACGCCTCGGCCGAAGCGAGCTTCGCGTGGTAGTCGTTGTCACTGAGGCGAACGTAGGCGGACTCGATCTTCACGGGCCGCGCGGTGTTGAGAGCGCCGCCCATGCCGATCGTGTAGGACGCTGCGCCGGTGAGCGTCAGCGTCTCATCGCGAAGCGCGTAGACCGCGAGCGACTCGGTATTCCACGAGTCGAGCATCGCGTTCAGCACCTGGAGCGCGTCCGCCTCCTCGGTCGCGGAAGGCGTCTCGCCTCCCGCGATGGCTCCGATGCTCCTTAGCGAGCGCCGGATGATGTCCGAGACGGTGACCGACCGGAGCCTTTGCGCCGCCGCCAGGGCTAGTGCGGCCGATGCATCGGTCGACTGGATGACGCCTTCCAATTCGACGCCAGTGGCCGTCCCATCATGCGTCGCAACGTAGGCGACCGATGTGACGGAGGGGCTCGCCCACAGCTCGTCAAAGTAGAATTGGCCGTTTCCGATTTCCCCGATGGGGGGCTGCGCCACATCCGAGAGCGTGTCCGCGTTCCTGTAGTGGATGAAACGTGGCGTCGACCCCGCGTTGAGGGCACCGAAGCTTAGAACGTAGCGCAGGGCCCCACTGACCAGGGCTAGCGCAGCCGATGCGCCAGTCGACTGAATGGCGCCTTCCACCTCGGCGCCCGTAGCCGTTCCATCGTGCGTCGCAACGTAAACGATCGACGTGACGGCGGGATCCGACCACGGTTCATCGAAGTAGAACTGGCCGTTCCCGAGCTCTCCGATGGGGGGCGGCGCCACGTCCGCGAGCGTGTCGGCGTTCTTGTAATGGAGGAAGGCGGGCGTTGATCCCGCGTTGCCGCTGCCGAAGCTCAGGACGTAGCGCATCAGCGGCCCCTCTTGGGGCGCCACTCACGGCGAGGCGACACCGACGGAACTGGAGGAGCCGCGGGCTCGAGGTTCACCGCCGGCTCGGGATCCGGGGACGGATGAGGAACGGGAACGGGAACGGGAGCCGGAACGTCCAGCACCCAGCCCGCGGCCTTGAGCGCGGCGACGTCATCGCCGTAACTGGCGACGTAGTAGCCGTGCTTGGGGTGCCGGTATCGAGCCATGACGCGCGCCTCAAGTGCGCCCGCCGCAGGTCACCCCGCGGCGGGCGCGCCGGGGTGGGACTACGAGGTGACGAACGGATCCGCGAGGGTGCCGGCGCCGTGGCACACGCCGTGGATCGCCCACTGCGTGGCCGAGATGCAGGTCACGACGTAGCGCTCGCCGAGCAGACCGCCCTTCGTGGCGCCGTCCGCCGAGATCCCGATGTGCGAGGTGCCGTTGGCCTCGAAGTAGTCGCCGGACTGCGCGACCGTGACGTCACCCATGATGATGCCGCCGAGGAGGAACGTGGTGGCCGCGTCGGTCTGGACCCGATAGGCGTTCGAGGTCACCGCGACGGTGGCGAGGAACTCGAACTGGAGCCCGACGGCCGGGGCCGGGAGGGTGTAGATGACGCCCGCGGCGCGGTCGAGGAGGCACAGCGAGCCCGACTCCTCGGCCTTGAGGGTGCGGGTGGCGCCGACGCCGGAGATGACCTCGCGGCTCAGGCCGGTGGCGATGCAGCCGGCGGGGGAGCCGTAGTTGAGGCGCTC